ACTTACAGCCGACAAACACACCAGCAATACCAGCGGCGGCAATCGTGCCATCGCTACGTACAACCTGGCCGTTAGCATCGGGTTCTACGGGGTCACCGTAGTAGATAGCAGAAGCATTGTAAGCGATCTGGACGGGGACCTGTTCATAGGTCGGAGCCGAACCAGTGCCTGAGTACTGAGCAAAACCGAAAGGCGCGTTCGTATTCGCCATGACGGTGCCTCCTTTTCAGGAAGTCCCATCATCGCACACCGGGGCGACTAAGAGACAGGGGAGCGACGACCCTCCACGCCGGGGGAGGGAAAACCACAATGGGTCTTAAAAACCAAATTACGTTTAAATTCCCAAAATGTAAAGGGGCCGGAATTTCCGACCCCTCTTTCCCCGGTTTATTCCTTCGGGATTTGCATTGGCTCATAGCCCTTGGAGATTTTTGGCTTAACTTGAGCATGATCACGATGCCCAAGACCACCTTCTGGCGGCCCGTTAAGCTGTTCTTCCTTGAATTTCACCTGACTGCGAGCCTTCTGCAATTGCATGGCGCGGGCTTCTTCAACAATTACAGTCGGACGCTGCATAAGGACCATGCCCTTACGCTCAATAACCGGATGATTGCCCTGAAGCGGCATTTCTTCAGGATGACGCTGAGTTGGTACTTCTTCCCAACCCTGACGGTACAATTCTGTCATGTGAGCATGGTTAATCTGACCAAGAATAGATTTAGCCTTCCATTCATAGGTCCAACCGGCAGGTGCCGGCGGTAGCTTGAACTCATCGACACCATCATCAGCGACCTGATTGGCACGAATTTCAGCGGCACGGCGGGCAGCAGCGGCCCGTGGATCATCCTCACGCATATTTGGCCTCATATCGGGGCGTTGGACCTCTGCAACAGTCATTTCAGCATCCGCCGAAACTTTTGGCGAGGCCGCGCCAAGGGCGGAGGGCTGACGAGGCGGACGGCCACGGCGTTTGGGGGTGTTTTGAGCTGAGTTTTCCATCATTTATCTCCTTAGTTCCTATTCCGGTCTTGCATCTTAAGCTTGTAGTATTCCTGCGGAGAAATGCCGCTAATTTTGGCAGCTTCAACTTCCGCCGCTGTCAATTGAATGACACCAGGGCGTGATGGTGAATTTGCCGGCTGACGCGACACAGGGGCCGCAGGAGGAGATTGACGGGTTTTAGTCACTTTTGCCGCGCCAGACATGGCAGTCTCCACTTCAGGGCTGGTCCGTTGTTCGCCAATACCCATGCGATTTTCAACAAACCGGAAATAGGCGTCAGATTCTGGCACCATGCCGTAATCAATCGCGTCCTCATGCGCGCGAGCCATAATGCGGATTGATCTTTGATCCGGCAAATGCTCCCGATTGCGGCGCAACCATTCCTGCGAACGCGGCGTGACCCTTTCAATCAGGTCATCAACCGTGATTTCACCGGTATTCTTAGGCTGCACAGGCTGAACGGGAATACGCGGCTGACGCTGAAGCTCCTGATAGCCACGCTCAAGCTCACTGAGCTTGGTAATGTTCATTGCCATCTGTTCTTGGACATTGGTAACGGTGTCGTAATCACCGACCAAGTTTGCTTCACGCAGTTGAGCCTTCAAAAGCTCCTGATCGCGCTTCACAGTCTCAATGGCGCTGCCAACAAGATGCAAATTGCTTTCAAGGACTTCGTTTGACGCTTGAGACGCGCGAGCTTCAAACTCTTGCATCCTGCGTTCTGCTTCAACGCGAGCTTCACGCTCCCGATCTAAACGCTCTTGAAGGGTTTTAAGTGCCGTTTCAGGATCGTTTAGAGTCTTTTCAGCAGCAGGAGCTTGCGCTTCTACAGCCGGGGTTTCTTCTTCATGCTCTTCAACGATCTCAAGAATTGGCTCTTCGGCCTTCAATTCTTCTTTCTTTGGGATATCGCCAAGATCAATTTCGATCTGTTCTTCAGTTCCAGCCATGTTTTTCTCCTATCACCATACACGATCCGGGTGATCAATCCGTCCCCGGACATTCACATCATCAATCATGCGGCACAATTGGCCGTTCACAGTAATGCTCCAACCATCAGATGGACGGAACACAATCCAATCGCCCTCATTGATATCAACACCAGCAAACCACTCGCCAGTTGTATCGTTGAAAGCAGACGGACCCTTCTTCAGCACCAAGCCAACCTTTGACTGATACCGATCTTCTTCAGTGGTTTTATCAGTTAGATAGATGCCACTTTTTGTTTTCTGCGGTCGCACATAAACAGCAACAAGAAGCTGATTATTAAAGACCTCTACATTTGACATATCACCAGCCTGCTTCCGCAAATCTTCTGCTGGGTTAACATCGTGTTCCATAACCATATACGGCATACTGTCCCCCTTACTTCTTGCCGTTCACAACGGCTTCCGCCTCATCGCAAAGCTCTAACGCCATGCGAAGACCCTTGATCTGACCTATGTGGTGACGATAGGTGGGATAGTCCACCACCACTCCGTTATCCGCTATCACGATCTCACTTAGCCTTTGTATTTGCTCTTCTATCAGTTTCTTCAGTTCGTATTGATAATACGCTTGGTATGTTGTCGCAGTCATAACCGTTCCCCTCAGACGGTCCCCCTATGTGAATGGGCGGAGGTAAAGGGGGGTTCACCCCCGCCCTAATTCGCAGATCGCCTAGGACCCCCGCGAATTATCCTTTGCGCGCTTGGATTTCAGACTTTTCCAAACGTCCCATGCCAGAACCCGCGCCAGCGTCCAAGTCCTTGTAGGAACGATAGGTGCGACCGCCACGCTTAAATGCAGGAGCATCCTTGCCCTTCTTGGCAATGTCAGTCTTCTGAAGACGGCCTTCGCCACCACCAGAGCCGGCCTGCATATCTTTGTAGGACGATGCAACCTTGGTCAGACGACCGCCGCTTGCGCGAGCCGTGGGAGCCGCACCAGCGCCACCCGCTGCCGGCATCGGCATTGGCATCGGGATCGGCATTGGCATCGGCGTTGCCTGCGGGTTCTGTGCAGGCATCGGGATTGGAGCCGCACCAGCAGCTTGATCCATACCAGGCGGAGGCGTAGGGCCACCGGGAGGAGTCATGCCCATACCGGGACCCTGTTTGCCACCAGCAGCGATCAGAATGTTGATGTTAGTCTTGCCCTTACCACGGGTTTTGCCGCCACGCGCGTGAGCATCACGACCGCCGGGAACAACGCCGGGGATTTTGCCGGGATAGCTAGTGCCAGAGAAGACACCGCCGCCTTCTTTACGGGCAGCACGACCGCCTTTTTTGTAAGGCATCTTCATGCCAGTTGCTTTCATGGCATTTCGCAACGCACCTTCAACATGGGATTCGCCGTCAGCATCCTTATACGTTTGGCTGCGTTCCTGCTTGTCCTGCTTGATCTCTGTTTTGGTGAGGTTTGGCGTTTTCCAGCTTTCACCGCCTTCAGACTTACCGGTACGTGCCGCAGGCTTCACCATCTTCTTGATGAGAGCCTTGTCCATCGCCTCGTCAGGATGCTTGACCGATCCGCCCTTCTTATAAGGCGTACCCTTTGCACCTTGACCAAAGTTAAAGGTCTGCGGCGAGACCATGCGGAAACGTTCATCGTTAGGATCAACGTTCTGCGGCAGATTAGTCTGCGACCCCCCTTGCGGCATACCGACCGACACAGGAGCCATCATACCACCAGGCTGCATCATCGGGCCGCCCATCATCTTCTTAGTGCGACCACCAGCATTGCGGTTCTTAGGCAGCGACTTTTGATATTCTTGCTGTTGCTTATCAAACGCAGCAGCATTTGCAGCTTGATTAGTTGAGCCTGACTTAATGCCTGCTTCCGCACGAGTCATTGGGCCGGGGTTCTTGGCAGGGACGCTCTTGTCCTTCTCAATGATCTCTTCAATGGTGAGGTTGCCACCGTTTTGCTTGGCAGCGCGGCCCCCACGCTTCTTCTCATCCTTGTCCCCGCGCAAGGCATTAATTGCCATCAGCGCAGGCGAAAGCATAGACATTGCCCCACCAATTTCTTTCTTGGTGCGGCCACCCTTTTTCATGCCACCAACGTGCTTAATGCCTTCACGCTCTTCGTTGGCATCCTTCACGTTGCGGTTGATCTTGGCATTAACCCAGCTTTTGGCTTCCGTTGAGCCACCAGACTTGCGCGGCTTGCGGCCAAGACTGCACTTAGCCTTTTCGCCCTCAACTTTGCCACCAGACTTGAACGCACGGCGGCTGACAGGACGCATTCCAGTCTTTGCAGTGGTATTCAGCGGCTCCGGGGGAGACCACGTAGACGAATCGACCTTGGTCTTGGGATCAGTCGCAGCAGTCAGGCTTTTGGCCTTTGCTTTCATGGCCGCGCGGGCCTGTTTTGCCATGTCAGACATGATGGCTCCTAGCTAGGTTAATCCGGGCGTCCCCGGCGGCGTTTTGCCTTGTTTGAGATTACCACAAGTGCCTGTTCTACAACAGGTCCACCGTTGGCAAAGCGTTTTTGATACGACACGCCATAAGTTGGATAGAGAAGGTCTTTCTTTACCGGCACATCTGGCAAAGAAACATAATTGAGGTCTGTTCCGCCGAATGCCGACAGCGTACCCCCGCCAAGAGGCACCCCAACGCTGCCCGTAATTGTTTCTGGAGACAGTCTGCGACCCTGCGGACCTGTATCCGGCATCAATCGAACCAAATCAGTGACCGCAGGCGCTTGTTCAACATTCCAAACCGGCGATGCCGAGGACAATGGTGGCGCATCAGTATCGTTTTTCTCGCTTTTTGTCTCACCACCGCGCTTGCGGCCCTGACGAGACAAGTAATCAGCATAGTTGGTAAACCAACCAGCAATCTCAGGCGATCCAGCACCGACACGACCAAGCATGATCTCTGAATCTTGGTCTACGAAGGTGTTTGGACCCGCAACAGGGCGGTTATAGCCATACTTTTGAATGCGCCAGCTATTGCTGTCACCCGCAACTACCGCGCCAGGGTACCTAGCAGCAATGTCCTGCGCTGATTTAGGCGTCATGTGCAGCGGATCACGCGCTTCATAGGTCGGAACTTCGTATTTGATGCCATTTTTGTCTGCAAACTGCTTCAAAGCCTGCGCCATAGGGGCAAAACGCGCATCATTAGGGTTAGGCAGCACAAAAATAGGCTGAATACCGACACGCTGCGACTGTTCCCAAATGCGCTGTGCTGATTTGAGCGTCACATCAGGATTTGGATCGTTAGTTCCAAACGCAAACACACCAGAACGCATTGGTGTAGCGTCATTTTGCGTTGCTTGCGCTACTTGAACAGGCGCAGGAGCCTGTCTTTGCACTTGCGTCTGCTGCGGTGGCGCATTTTGCGTAACAAATTTAACATATCGTTGGGTAATCGGGTGTACGTGAGATACCCATGACTGTCCGCTTTGACGCGCGCGAGCCAAAGCGCGGTCAACATTGCCCGGACCAGTGTTATATGCCGCCGCTGCCAGTACCGGATCACCATATTTTGCAAGCTGACGTTCGTAGTAAGCGCGTCCGAGCTTCAAATTGTAATCAGCATCCGTGCGGAAACGCTGCGGGTCCCACGGCAAATTGGCATAAGACGCTGCAATTGGCCCTGTCGTAGGCATAATTTGTGCGATACCAACCTCACCAGACGTACCAATTTTAGGGCGACCAGGTGCTGACCAATGGTTCCAACCTGATTCTAGCTGAATCATGCGGTTAAAAGTGTAATCAGCATTCCCAATTTTGCCGGGTTCATATTGGAACACTGTGCCTTCAGCTAAACGCTCACCACGCTCTGGTGCGGCACGACCAATAGCTTGCGAGGCAGATGCATCACGGGCAGATATTTCACGCGGCGCATAGGACATGACATCAGATGCACGGCGTTTTTCCAATTCTTCAATTGGAATAGTGCGTTCATCGCGAGAATAGCCCGCAGGAATTTCAATTGTTGGTGGGACAAATGCCGTTTTTTCAACGGGTTCTTCCGGTGGTCCACCTTCTTGATACCCGTGACGGCCAACATCCCCGCCATGACTATACCCTAAAAATTCTTTGCCCTTTTCATAGCCTAGCTCTAAACCTGTTGCTGCAAGTTCAGACAAGCCACCAATTGGTGTAGCGGCAATAAATTCTGGGGCCGATTGAGCCGTAGCCATTTCCGTCATTATCCGGGTAGGGCCAATGATCGGGTGAAAGTATGAACCAACATTTGCTAATGTCTTGGTGCGGTTCATCTTTCTTTCAAAGTTATAAGCGGTGTCCGCAGCCAACTGGCTTGCGCGTTCATCATCTATCCCACGCTTACGAAGCATTTCGTAGGTATTTGCTTCAATAAAATCTGGGTCAGTTGCTTGACGCGACTTGTCATACACATCTTTTGCAAGCGCCATAAGACGGTCAAAATAGCTGCCTTGCTGAGATGTGCGGTCGTCAGCCATAGTTGTTCCTTAGCGGCGAGAGAGCATCATGTGAATGATCTCAAGAGCTTTGTGCAAAGCAGCATCTTTGGGAACCGCGCCAGAACCGGCCTTACCGCCCGTGCTACGATCCATTGACATTGCACGACCCGTCATCAAATGAGAACCATACTCGTCACCGCGTTCCTGCATTTGCTGCGCCATTGCGTACAAATCACGCGGCGATTTGTCAGAAAGATAGTTAGGATCATAGATTGCATTGGCAACACGACCAAAGAAGCCGCCGCCAGTTGGATTATCAGCCGCAGCAGTTGCAATCTGAGTTGGCGTTGCTGGAGTTGATCTGCGCTTTGCTTCCTCAATTGCGCGTTTTACCGCCCCCTCTGGAATGGTATCTCCACGTATTGGAGCAAGAATATCAGGCAGCCGACCTGTCGATGCTGTTGTTGGCTCAACATAGTCCATGCGACTAAACTCAGAAACATCTGTAGGGCTACCGGGCATAAAGTCTGCGCGGCTAAATTGGCTAACATCAGTTTCAGCAGGACGCGGCGGCACATAGTCCATACGGCTAAATTCACCTACATCCGCGCCAGAGGATTTGTAAGGCATATCTTCATACGCCTGACGAGCCGCGCCAGCACCCAAAGCGCCAAGGCCAACGCCAACAGCTACATTGCGAGGCGTATTGGACTGCACAGCTTCACGGGTCGGCTGTCCAGCGCGGAATGCCTGTTCAGCGGGGCTAGCAGCCGTCATATCAGGGGCAGGAGCAGGACGCGGCGGAGGAGCCGGCGGCCCCATGGTTGATGCGCGGCTTTCTGTCGCGGCAGCTTTAGCAGCTTCATCAGCCGACTCTGCGGAACGTGCAGCGCGAGCCGCCTCATTAGCTTCACGCGCGGCTGCAAGTGCTGCGTCATCCGCCGACATTGCAGGAGCCGCAGGAGCCGCCGGAGCCGCCGGCACACCACGCGATGGCGGAAGAAGCGTTTCAAGCTCTTCTACGCTCTTGTTCAATGGCTGCGAACCACGCGGCGCAGGCTGATTAGCGTTACGACGAACGATGCTGCCATCAGGCATCAAATAAGTACGAATGGATGCGTTAGGAGCCAAATTAAACGCTGAAGGCTCACCCTTAGCATTGATAAAACGTGAGTCAACTACAAAGGTATTTGTCTGCATTGCTTTTAAAATGCGCGCGCGTTCTGCATTGTAAAACTCGTCGCTCATCTTCGGGCCAAGCCGCTGCAACTCGCGAATTTCATTAGCAAGTTTTGGATCAGCCAACATATCAAGCGGGCTTTTTTCGCGAAGCTTAGGACCGCGAGAACCGCCGCCACGGACAATACCCAGAGCTTCGTCTACGACAGTTGACTTAGCCATCACACTTCTCCGGTCTTGGTGCCATCAAGGGTTTGTTCATTACCCTCAAGGCGCTGCATCATGTCAGGACGTATTACTGACTGCGCTATCCCAAGTCCCTCTGGGTTGCGGATCAGCTCTTCGGCCAATTTTACTGCCGCCAAACGCTCACGGCTTTCGCGGTCACGCTTGCGGTTTACTGCATCAAGCATAGCATCTTGGCTGCGCTGTTGCATTTCCTGCGCGCGCAACTGAAGATCAGCCATCTTGATAGGGTCTACCTGACCCTGCTGCATACCAATCTTTGCTTGCTCCATCTGAATTTTAGCCTGCTCCGCCATGGCACGGGTCTGGCTATCCATCATGCGAGCTTCAGCCACCAGACGCTCATTCTCAGCATCGGCCATCATCTTCAGCAACTCTGGCGGCGGCTTGCCTTGCGCCGATGCCGGAACCATGAATTGCTGCGGATTTGACCAGCCAAGAGCCTGCAACGCCGCTGTATCAACCGCAATTGGATCATAAAGCGTTGGGTTGGTTGCAACCAATTGCTTCAAAGCCAACACCTTCATCAGGCGCTGGGTTTGACTTGCAGTATTGGGGTCCGCCATCGGGACAAAATAGAAATTGTCCAAGGCGTCTTCAAAGGTCTTTTCATCCCACGGGAACGCAGGCTTGCGGTTCTTGATCCAAAAACTGTCAGGATGCTCGCGGAAGCACTGCATCAACAGTTCAAACTCTTCAGACTGAGCCTGATGCAGGCGCTTATGAACCGAGTTCAACACCTTCTGCGCTTGCTCAATCATTGCCAGCGTTGTGCCGACCGGTGCGTCAGGCTTGCCTTCAGTAACCATAACTTCAGACGTACCGCCAACGCGCATACCAGTATCAGCCATACTCTGGACAAGCGTCATCAACGCGCCAGATGGCTCTTTATACGGCACATTCATCACGGCTTGCGTGATGGGCATACCATTTGTCTTGACCAGTGCTGCCCCGCCAGGGGGAATGCGGAAAATATTGGTGTTCTGCCTTGCACCCGTGTCAGCCATCAGGAAGCCGGGGAAGTTGCTGTACATGCCAGCATCAAGCAGCTCACGCCATGCAGCCGTGATTGCATTTGTCGTGTTGCCAAGGATGTGCAGCAAACCAATGTCATAGAAGCCCATGCCGGGGACAAAAGTGTACTTCACAAAACGCTTCTTGGCGGTCGGCAGTTCCTGATCATCTTCGTCATAGTTGCGAACGATAGACAGGATTTGCCGCGAAGATTCATCAATCGTGACGATGTATGGGATTTCCAACCCAGACGGCTTGCCTTTGTATTTATGCTCAAAGCCGGGAAGGTTGAGATCGCAGTAGACTTCATAGATTAAACGATCACGATCATCAGGATTTACGCTCTCTGACGCGATGCCTTGTTGCTCGCGCTTCTCGCGCTGAAAACTATCAAGGTCAGGTGCCTTGGGAGTAGACAAATCAATGTCACGATACACGCCCAAAATTTGCAGGCGCTTGACCGTGTTAGGGTTCATGTAGCTGCGATGCGTAATGCGCTTGGCATTCGACAGGTCAGTTGCAGCATTATTGACGATGAGATCGTCAGCATCGACCGTTTCACTGACAGGACGGTTACGCAGCGGGCAGAAATAGATTTTCTTGAACGCTGTGCCACCAAAACCAAGCATAAACAACATTCGATCCGTGTCTGGATAGTACTCTGTTGCTGTTGCTGTCAGGTAGTGATTGAGGTCTTGCTCAAGACAATTAGCAAGCTGATCGTCTTGCAGTGTTGGGTTGTTGTTGTCGTTGCGGACTTTGACGGGGCCATCAGTCGGCAAAAGTTCAGAGCGAGCATTGGCTTGGAAGCGCAGCACAGCTTCAAGAAGCAGCGGGTGCCGCACTTTGCTCATGCCTTCGACAGGCGCGCCATCAGCAGTTCCTTGCACGCCAGGGATTTCAATCTTCAAGCCCAAGAGCTTTACGCCTTGAGTTCGGTCTTCAATCCAGTCACGGCGGCTTTCAATGTCATCGCGAATGCCGCGCAGCAATTCATCTGCGATAGTTGAGAGCTGATTATCTGCGATATCTTCTACGAGATTGCGAAACCAATCGGATTCATCTTTCTCTGGGCGGTTATCATTGATAGGCCGACCGTCAAGAGAGATGGTGATTGAGCCATCTGGATGTTCAATTTCAAGAATGTTGCCGAATTCATCGGACTTTTCGTTGTCCTGACCCTGCACAATCTCAATTTCTACGCCCTCGCCAAGGGGTTCTTCCTCTGGCGCGGTCTGACGCAGATTAGGCATAAGGCCGGGGGTCAGTGGCATTGTCAGGTTCCTTCAACGGGCAGTGCTTCCATCTCTTTTACAAAGCGACGAATGCCCTCTTGAGCCGCCATTGTATCGTTTTTTGCCATGATTTCATAGACGCGCACGTAGTCGTAGGGTGCTTTGCCCCATACTTCGACCTTAAAATGCCCGATTGCAACGGGAGTTGCGGGTTTAATGGCATCGACCACGGCGCTTGCAAGAACTTGAGGCATTTTACTCCCCTGTTTAGATTTCGCAGGGTATCAGATGGGGTAGAGTGGCGTCCACTGCTTGTTCCCTTTGAATCGCAGGGCCTCTTCCGTCTCTGCCCGCCATTCCTCTGGCCTCAAAATGGCCCCGGTATCTCTCAGATGCCGCATAGCCATAGAAACAGTATCAACCAAATCGTCGTGTTTGCCCTTTGGGAAGGTACCAACCTGGTCAATAACCATGTCTGCCCAACCATAGGCAGGAGCATAGACTAGTCCTTCTGCAAACAGATGCTGGACGGAATAGAGCCTTGCCAG